GCCCTGCGGGCAGTAGATGTCCGCGCTGGGCCACTGGTCGTAGCCCGCGCCCTGGGCGCTCCAGCCGTTGCCCAGCGCATTCACGGCATTCTGCACGGCGAGGACGGTCGGATTCGCAGCCCAGGTGACGCTCGTATCCGTGGTCGTGACGCCGCTCGTGACGCGTACCAGCGTAAGGCCGGTGGGCGCGACGGTGACGCGGGCCTGCGGCGTGTTGGCCAGGTTGTTCGTGATCTTGAGAACCGTGACGGGGCGATACCGGACGCTCTGCACGGAGAGAAGCGGATACTGCCGTAGCAGCAGCCGGCGGTCGCCGTTTCCGTTGTAGAGTTCGTCGTACTGGGTCTGGACAAAATCGCGCCGGCAATACTTCTCAATGGCCCGCGAGATCGCGGTGATCAGCGTGGTCAAGAGCGCATCCTGGCTGCTGTCGGTGATCGACTGGATGTCTTGCTTGGCGCGTGCGAGGGTGATGAGGTCGTTAGCGGACATAAGTCACCAGGTTTGAGTTTTGAATTTCGAGTTTTGAGTTTTGAATTCTCAATTCAAAACTCAAAACTCAAAACTCAAAATTACGTTCGCGTTGCCCAGAGGAACTTCGACAACTTGACCGGACGCAGGCCGAGGGTGAGGAACTCCTCATACGGATCGCTGTGCGGCTCTGTGGACTTGTATTCCAGTACATCGCAGGGAAAGCACTTGCCCGTGTCGGTTTCGATTTTGATGTCGAGGGTGAGCCGATTGTGGCTGTTCTCAACGGCGTAGCGGCGGAAACAGATGGTGGTTACAGGTCGCAAGCGCTCCACGTCATCGGTCAGGTCGAGCAGTCGGGCGAGCAAATCCGCGGGCAGAAATTTGAGCATGTAGGCGTTGCAACCGCCTTCGATCAGATTGCGCGCCTCGTCCGCGGGCAGTGCGATCCGGAACTTCCCTGATTCGGTCTTGGCCGAGAACGCGTAGGTGTCGGAGGGCAGATAATGGCGCACGCGAATGGTTAAGTAGCGCTTGCCCTCTTTGCGAGCCTTGCGCAGGGCGAAGGCCGCGTCGTCGAAATAAGTCGTTTCGAGTTGCTGTCCGGCGAAGCACGGATCAAAACTCTCGCGTGGCATAATTTCGAGCATCCGCGAGGTAACCGCGGGTACCAACTCCGGCGCCACGGCCCAAGTGGCGAGGTTGGTGCGAAGGTCGTTGGCGGGTATGGGTCGCATGGGTTTGCCTCTTGGTGGCGATTCCGGCGAGCGAGCCGCCGGGCTTGAATCGGCGGTGTAGCCGTAGGGGGTCGAGCCTTTGAGGCCCGCCAGGTCCATCGGCGGGCCTCGAAGACTCGACCCGCCCTACCGCCTCGCCGGGTTGTTAGTTGTTGACGACCTGCTGGACGACGGAGGGATCATTCTTCAGGTTGCCGGGCTTGTGGTCGGCCTCGCCGCCGAGCGGGACGCAGGCCAGCTGCACGGCCGCCGTGGCCACGGTCACCTGGGCGCGGACGTAGCGTTTGCCGGCCGAGAGCTGGCCCGCCCGGATTTCAATCGTTGCCACCTGGTTGGCCGTGCCGATGGCGTTCGTGTTCCAGGTGCCCTGGGTGGCCACGTTGGTCCAGGTGGAGTTGTCGGGCGATTCCTGTAGCTGCATGGTGGCGTTGCCCGTGCCGACGGCGCCCACGTCGAGGACGAAGAGCGCCCGGCGAAAGAGCTGCATGTCGATGCTGCCCGTGTTAGCGGTGCCGACCGCGACGGATTGAGAATGGATGGGCGTCCCGGCGACGACGACGCCTTGGGTCATTTGTTCGGTGTACATGGAATGGGTCCTTTGTCATTGGTCATTTGTCACTCGTCCTTGGTCCTTCGCAAGAGGCCAAGGACAAGTGACCCGTGACGGATTCGTTAGTTGAGAACGACGAACGGACTGACGGTGCTGGCCGCGTCTTGCAGCGTGATCGGCTTGTCGAGCCAGGGTTGGCCGTCGACGCGCTCGGTGACGCGCCAGGTCATCTGGTTCTTGAGGAAGTTGACGTGCTCGCTGGCGGCGACTTCGATCTGCATGCGGTCGCCGATGACGTAGAGGCTGGGGTCGAGCAGCATCACATCGCCCTTAGTGCCGAGCGTGGGCACTTTTTCCGAGACGAAGATCGGCAGGTTGAACAAGTAACCGGGCACCTTCTCCTGGGCGCCGCCGATATTCGGCACCCACACAAGCCGGCCCGAGGAGTCGGCCAACTGGACCGCCTTCTCGATGACGTATGGGTGCATGACCCAGATGCCGCGCTTCTGGCTGCTGGGGAGGAGGCGGGAAATCATCTTGGCGGCGTCGGCATACACGAACGTGCCGCCGGTGTTGCGCGTGATCGCCAGAGCGGCCGGGGAGTTGAGCATGCCGAGCGGCTTGCCCACGCCGTTGCCCTGGAGGAACGCGAACTCCTCGTACCAGCCAATGGCCTTGCCGAAGATCGTGTAGAGAAACTTTTCCAGCCCAAAGCTTGCGTCCTGGAGCAAGATGTTCGAGGACACCGCGTAGCCCGACAGTTCGTGGGCCTTCAGCTCCATCATCTTGAACTGCGGCTCGGTCTCGGTCCGCGTCTGTGCTTCCTCCGTCCAGTTGAGGATGACCCCGCCGAAGAACGGCGACGTGCCGGCCGCCTGAACGGTGCTCACGTCGAGGAACGGGAATTGCAATGTCGCGCTCGCCATCGGCTGCACGAAGGCGCGCGAGCGGATGAACGTGTCCTCGGCGGCGGTGCTGAGGAGTTGCTGAGCGAACTCTGGCGGGACGACGTAGCCGCCGGTGATTCCGCTCGCCTCGGCCAGGGCGCTTTTGGTGGTGTAGTACTCCTTTTCCAGGTAAGCGTCGTCGTGGCGCAGCACATGGACGAGCCAGTCGCCGAAGCAATGCTTGGGGTTGTAGCCCTGGCCTTGGGCGCTGTCGGCCGGGGCACCGAACAGGGCCGGGATGGCGGTGCGGCGCGCTTGGGCCTGGGCGTCTTGAAACTTGACCAGCGCTTCGTTTAGGACGCCGTCGAGACTGCGCGTGAGCCGGTCGGTCATCTGCTCGACCGAGCGATCGACGATCGGCGCGAGCGGGTCGCCCTCGACAGGCTGGGCGACGCCTTGCTTGACGAGCTGGCGGCCATGCTCGTCGGCGACGTGGATCTGTTTGCCGGGCGGATTGCCCAGAAACTCCTTGATGAGTTGCACAAACACGGTGGGAACCTCGCAAAAAGGGGTGAAGGGAGAAACTGTTCCGTGGGAAAGGCGGGCGTGCATCAGACGCGGCCGCGTTGCTGGTCGAGACGGTGGCGGAGCATGGTTTCGATGCGCCCTGGGAGATCGAGGGCGTCTATCTGCTGAACAAACAGGGTTTCAATGTCATCGAGGGTGCGGAATGGAATCTCAGGTTGTGTGGTAGTGACGTGGTGAGGTGGTGAAAATGGAGCGCACCCGCCCTTCTTCTCACTACCTCGCAACCTCACCACCTCACAACCATGACCGATGCCGAGTGCGTGAAGCAGGGCGTCGGATGCGTGAGGGAACGATTTGCCGACGGCTTCCACGACCGCATTCTGCTGCGCCGGCAAATAGACGCAGGCGTATTCGAGCAGCACCCATTCGTCGATGACGAGCGACGTTTTGCCCCAGCCGTTTTGGTCGATTTCCTTCTGGTCCGGCACGTGGACCTTGGTGGGCAGAAAGCCGATCGACTTGCCGCGCAGAAGATCAGCCTGCACCAGCGCGAAGGCGACGTCGGGGATCCATTCTTTTTCGGACCAGCCGTTGGGACGGTGGGGGTAATAGGTCCGGGCCTTGACCCCCTTTATGTCGCCTGCATTCACCACCTTGCGCCAGAGCGACTTGCCGGCCGGCGGCGCCCAGTAAGCGTGGTTGAGCGTGACCAGCGGATTCAGGCGAAATTGCCCGTCGTTCATGCCGCGAGCGCGGACGACCTCGTGCATGCGGTCGGGGTTTTCGGTGGTGATCCAGCTAACGTCGGTGCGGTCGCCGGGTGGGATCTCGAGCGTGGCGGGCTCGAGGAGAGACTTGCGGTAGGCGTAGGCGTCGTCATTGGGCAGCTTCTTGAGAATGGCATCCACGGCAAACGCCTGGCGATCGAGCATCGGGAAACCCAATGGTCCTTCGGCAGGGCCGTAGTGGTGTGTAGGTGTCATGCGCTCTCCTCGTTTCTTCTCTGTGCTTCCTCTGTGCCTCCGTGTCTCTGTGGTTTTCTTCTTCGACCCAAGACCAACCACAGAGACACAGAGGCACAGAGAAAGCACAGAGGCCTATTTGCGGTTCCGGCCGGTGTCGGGGGCATCGTCGGGGCGGCGCAGGAAATCGGATGGCGCCCAGTTGAGCGGCAGCCACGGCGTCTCTCCCCACGGCACGGCGGGCAGCCCGCGTTCGCCGCGCATCTCATTGATGGTCACGACGCCGAACTTGAGATCAAGTTGCTGCTGAGCGATGCCCGCGTCTTGATCAACGGGCACCGGATCCTCGCTGGCAAGAAAGAGCCGGCCTGTCGGGTCGTAAAGCGGGATCAGTTGCTCGTTGAGTTTCTCGTCGCGCCGGCGCAGGCGCGGATTGATCGCCTTGTCCATGTGCAGCCGTTCGCTGGCTTGAAGGTTGGCCAGGTTGGTCTGCGTGGTCAGAAATGCGATGGGCACGTGGAAGGCATTGCAGATGTCTTCCTTGGTCGCCCTGAGGTCGGCGAGCGCCGCCAGATCGCCCATCGAGTGGTTAAGCAGATGGACCTTCATGTTATTGCCGGCGACGACAACCTTGCCGGCGCCGCCCCGGCGCAAGTGCGTGTTCCATTGCGACTCCAGGCGGTCGCGCTCTTCCTCGCCCATCAGCTCCTCGGGCGTGAGCAGGGCGTCGGGCAGGGCATGGTTTTGAAACTTGGCCAGGCGGAAGGCGGAGTAATCGCTGGCGAGGCTGATCGATTCAAAGCAGGCGCGCAAGGGCGACAGGCCGCCGGTGTAGGGATTGCGCGGATCGGGATAGCGGAAGTGGATGATCTCGCGCGGGCGAAAGCGCTGCTCAGCCGCGCCGTTGCGGTACTCGTAGTAGTCGATCAGACTGGTGCTGTTGGGATTGCGGCGCGGCGTAACGTTTTGCGCCGGCAGCGGCCAAATCTCGGTTGGGATGCCGAGCAAGGGATCGAGGGCGAGATACCAGTAGGCGCTCCCCTGGACCTCAAGGTAGAGGGTGGTCAGCTCCCAGAGATCGAAGGCGTTGTGGACGGGGTTGACCTTTTGCAGGAGGGTTAGCAGCGGATGGTCGAGGACCTCCTCGATCTGCGCCGCCTTGGTGAAGCGCGGCGGCAGGGACGCGCTGGCCCGGAGCCGCTGATCGATGGCAGGCGAGATTGAGCGGGTCAGGCAGCGCGGCTTCTCTTGGCCGTCGTGCGTGGCGACGTAGAGGCGCGGCGGGTAGGCGGCGCAGACGCTCGCATTCATGGTCGCGCATGTCCAGGCGGTGCCTTTCAGCTCCGACAACAGCTCGTTGGCGTTGGGTTGCCGGTTGCGCTGGTAGGAATCGAGAAACGTGGTGCCCGTCCACTGATTGCCGGCCAGCGCGGCCGGCGCGTTCTTGGGCCGAAGCCAGCGGGCCAAACGGTTCAGACTGTTGGCAAGGGTGGTGCGCATGGGAGTGCCGGGTTAGTGCCAGAGGGCTTCGTTATCAAGGCGGAGCCAGGGGCGGTTTGTGACGGGGTGACGGGGTGAGGGGGTGACGGGGTGAGCCGAATCGGGAGCCGTTGCTGTCACCCCGTCACCCCGTCGCCCAGTCACCCCGTCAATTTCATGCCGGAACTTCGCCAAGAACGCCGCATCGATCGACGCGATGATGTAGCGCAAGGCATCGAGAGCGTGGTTGTTGTCGTCGATGGGCGTTTCGGATTCGGAGCGGCCGTCGGAGCGCGTCGGATAACGGTAGAGCCGGGCTTCGGCCAGCAGATTGGGGCACGCGCCGGGCATGATCTTTAGGCGGCCGGTCTGGATGCGGGCGCGGACGGCGGCGATACCGGGCCGGAGGTCGTTGCGCGCCCTGCGCACGATGCAGTTGGCGCGGATCAGGCTGGCGATCTCTTGCGGCCCGGCGGGATCGGCATACCAGGTCACGTCGCGCGGCAAAAAGCGGGCGTGCTCGTGCAGCGGCGTCTCGCGCAGGTAGCGTTCGCCAGTGAGCGTGAGCACGTCGTCGCGGCTGAGCCGGCCCCACACGGCCGCGAACGGATTGCGGAAGCCCCAGTCGATGCCGCCAAACTGCTGGCCGATCGGCGCGTCGCGGCCGTCGGCGGTTTGGATCTCGAATTCGGGATAAACCAGCCCTTCGAAGGATTCAAACGAGCAAAAGAACTCCTGCTCGACCCACGAATCGCCGAGCGATCGGCGTTCCCGGTCGAGAAACTCGGGCCGGATGCGCGGGCAATCGGGGGCGCTGATGCGGACGCGCTTCCAGTCGGCGCCGCCATGTTCCCACTCCTCGTAGAAGAACCCGCGGCGGCCGAAAGGAGTGCTGAGGCAAAGAATCCGGCCGTCGCCGACCGAGAGCATGGGGCGGACGGAGCGATAAAGGTTGTCCGGCACCCGCGCGGCTTCGTCGACCAGGATAAGCTTCGGGTCGCTGAAGCCGCGGATGGTTTCCTCGGAGGCCGGCAGACACACGACCCGCGAGCCGTTGACCAGCTCCAGCCGCTCCTGGCTCCGGGAACGGGCGGCGACCGGGCAACCGAGCGCTTCGTACCCGGCCAGCACCTTGCGATAAAGTTCGCCGCTCTGCCTTAGCGACGCCGACAGGATGAGCACGAGGCTGTCGCTGAGAAACAGTGCGGTGTGCAGGGCGAGAGCCGCCACCGTCGTGCTCTTGCCGCTCTGCCGGGCGCAGTTGAGCAGCACCTCGCGGTCGCGGGACAGGAGCAGGTCCTGCTGCCAGGGGTCGGGGGTCATCCCCTGAGCACGCAGGACCTGCCCGGGATCGAGGGCCAAAAGAAGGGCGTCGCGGGCTTTCAT